GGATCCGGATCCGCCGCCAGGAGACCGACCGGCGCTACGTCGTCCTGCCGGGATCCTCGAAGGCCGTCATGCTGCTCGGCCGCGAGCGGCGCGCCTTCGTGGTCGTCGAGAGCGAGCTGGACGCCATCGCCGTGATGGCCAACAACGCGCTCGCCGGCGCCGTGGGGCTGGGCTCCGTCAGCGCCAAGCCCGACGCCGAGGCCTGCGAGGTCCTCCGCGGGGCCCTGCAGATCCTCGTCTCGATCGACTACGACGAGCCCGGCGCGAAGGCCACGGCCTGGTGGAAGGACACCTTCTCCCGCTGCGACCGCTGGCCCGTGCCGCAGGGGAAGGACCCCGGGGAGGCGTTCGCGATGGGGACAGACCTTGAACGGTGGATCCGGGCGGGGCTGCCGCCGGCGCTGACGATCGGCGAGCCGGAGGCCGGGCGGGCCCCCGCCCCGGCGCCGAAGGCCGAGGAGGAGCTGCTGCGCAGCGAGACGCCGGCGCCCCTGCTCGAGCTGCGCGAGCTGCTGCGCAAGAACCCGGGCGTGCGGATCATCAACACGCCGGAGCGCTTCACGGTGCTGCGCGACGGCAAGTACGTGGGCGGGCGGATCAACCGCCTGGTCTTCCACGAGCCGCTGGTGCGGGACTACCTGCTTGCGCACCCGGCCGGCGAGATCGGATGGGAAAACCTGATTCCATGAGCGAGGACGCCCGCCAGGACGAAAAAACCTTTGCCACCGTCGACGAGGTCCTCGAGTACCTGGACGCCGGGGGGTGGGTCGCCAAGTCGTCCACCGTCTACCGGCACCGCAAGCAGGGCAAGTTCCTGCCGCAGGAGAACGGGCAGTTTCGCCAGAAGGACGTCGACCGCTACGCCCGCACTTGGCTGAAGCGCCAGTCCACGGGCCGCAAGGTGAAGGACCGGCTCGACGAGCTGCAGGAAAAGAAGCTCCTCGAGGAATACGAAGAGCAGAAGGAAAAAACGAGAAAAATAAAGCGGCAGAACGACGTCGAGGAAGGGAAGCTCATCGACCGCGCAGACGTCGAGAAGTGGCTGGCCGGGCGGGCGGGGATCCTCGAGGCGGGGCTGAAGCACTGGATCCAGAGCCGGGCGGCCGACTGGGTCCGGATGACCGGCGGGGACCTGAAGGGGGTGGGCGAGCTAATCAACGCGATGATCCGGGACCTGGACGAGCACATCAACGGCTACGCCGCGGCGAAGGAGTTCGACCTGGTGATCGAGGGGGAAGAGGAAGAAGGGCCGCTGGCGCAAACGGAGGAACAATAAACATGCCCATCCCCATCCACATCGACCGATCGCGTCCCTGGCTGCCGGAGGCTCTCCGGGAGGCCGCCGGCACGGTGCGCCTGCGCATCGTCTTCAGCGAGCCCGAGAAGAAGGTCTTCCGCAAGCACAAGCGGATCCCCGTGAGCCGCTGGGCCGAGCGCTACCGCTACGTGACCATGTCGGTCCTGCCCGGGCGCTGGAAGAACGAGGTGACGCCCTACCTGGCCGGCATCATGGATGCCGCGTGGTTCCCGTCGGTGCAGACGACCATCCTGTGCAAGTCGCCCCAGGTGGGCGGCACCGAGGCCATCCTCAACTGCCTGGCCTACGCCATCGACCGCGACCCGGGCCCCGCCCTGTGCATCTACCCTGACGAGCTGACGGGCAAAGAGAACAGCCAGGACCGCATCCAGCCCATGATCAAGGGCAGCCCCCGGCTGCGGGGCTACCTGACGGGCATCGACGACGACAGTTCGTCGCTGCGGATCAACCTGCAGCACATGCCCATCTACATCGCCTGGGCCCGCTCGGCGGCGCGGCTGGCGAACAAGCCGATCCGCTACCTGCTCTTCGATGAGGTCGACAAGTACGTCGACACGGCCGGCAAGAAGGAGACCGACCCGATCTCCCTGGGCGAGGCCCGCACGATCACCTACCGCTACAACCGCAAGGTCTGGAAGATCTCCACGCCCACGACGGAGACGGGCAACATATGGAAAGCGCTCACCACGGAGGCGCAGCTCGTCTTCGACTACTGGGTGCGCTGCCCCGCGTGCGGCGCCGACCAGAAGATGGAGTTCCGGCAAATCAAGTGGCCCCGGGCCGCCGAGCCGGGGCCGGACGGGAAGATCCACTCCGAAGACCCCGCCGCGATCGAGGCCGGGCGGCTCGCATGGTACGAGTGCCCGCACTGCCTGGCGGCCTGGAACGACTACGAGCGCGACGCGGCCGTGCGCGCCGGCGGCTGGCGGGAGCGCGTTTCGGGGCTGAAGCTCTTCGAGGCCCTGCGGGCCCGGCGCCCGATGAAGATCGGCTTCCACCTGCCGTCGTGGCTCTCGCCCTTCGTGTCGCTCTCGGAGGTGGCCGCGGCGTTTCTGCGGGGTCTGGCCGACATCAACAAGTTCAAGGACTTTCACAACAAGCACCTGGCCGAGCCCTGGAAGCTCACCGTCCTCTCGGGCAGCGAGGAGACGATCCTGGCCGCCCGCTGCCCGCTGCCGGCGCAGACGGCGCCCGAGGAGACCCTGCTGCTTACCTGCGGGGTGGACGTGCAGAAGAACGGCTTCTGGTTCGTCGTGAAGGCCTGGGCCGCCACGGGCACGAGCTGGACGATCCACTACGGGTTCCTGGCGACGTGGGCCGAGCTGGAGAAGCTGATCTTCGAGACGGTCTACCCCGTGGCCGACACGGGCCGCACCGCGCGGATCTTCCGGGTCTGCATCGACACGGGCGGCGGCGAGAAGTTCGAGGACATGACGATGACCGACGAGACCTATCTCTGGGTGCTCCGGCACCGGGGCCGCGGCGGCGTGGCGCTCTGGGGCACCAAGGGCGCCAGCTCGGCCATGCCCGGCATGCTCAAGCTCGGCGCCGAGGTCCTCATGACCTCCCGGGGCAAGAAGCTGCCGGCCGGGCTGCGGGTGCTCTCCGTCGACACGACGAAGGCCAAGGACCAGTTCCACTACCGGCTGCAGCTGGCGGCCGGCCCCGATACGCGGGAGCTGCCCGGGGCCACGTTCCTGCACGCCGGCACGGGGTCGGACTACGCGGCGCAGATCCTGGCCGAGGAGAAGCAGCGCAACGAGAAGGGGCACGAGGAGTGGGTGAACGTCCACCAGCGGCCCAACCACCTGCTGGACGCCGAGATCCTGGCGGCGGCCTGCGTGGAGATGGAGTTCCCGGGAGGCGGCCTGCGGCTGATCGCCGACGCGATGAAGGCGCAGGGCCAGGGGCGAAGGGTCATCAGTTCAGGAATCAACAGGGAGGAGAGGCGATGAGCGCAGAGAATCAAAGCAAAGTCATCAAGGGTAGAGATCGCATTTGTAGGGCCTATCAATTTGGTAAGGTCACGTTCTACTGGCTGCTTACCAAAGACAGTTGCCCCATCAAAAAGATCAACGGCGAGTACTGGGTTCATGTGGATGACTTTGATGCGTTCATCCGCACCATGATAAACGATGCCCCAGAAGCAGGTGAAAAATAATGTCAACATCCTTATTGGTCCGTGCGCTGTTTTTTTGCGTCCGTTTCTGTCCGTTTCCGTCCCGCCCGATTTCCCCGTGCTAGGCTCCCCCTCGAAACGTCTCTCTCTGTCATCTACCTCTCTCCACGCGGGGGCCGGCCTGGTCAGCCGGCCCCCGCACAAAAAAAGGAGCGCATGGCAGGCATCACCCTCGCACAGGCCGAAGCGCAGCTGGCCCTCTGGATCGCGGCCGACACGGCCGTCGCCACGGGCCAGTCCTACTCCGTGGGCGGCCGCCAGCTCACGCGGGCCGACGCCGCCGAGATCCGCAACAACATCATCTTCTGGGACAGCCAGGTCCGGAAGCTCTCGTCCTCCGAGACCTCGGGCGGGCGGATCATCATCCGGGGAGGGACGCCGGTATGAAGGAGATCACCGTGCGCGGCCAAACGATCCGGGAAAACGCCGTCGACCGCGTCGTCTCCTACTTCGCCCCGGAGCGGGCCCTGCGGCGGCTGCAGTCGCGGGCCGTCATGTCCGTGCTGGGCAGCTGGCCGGGCGCCTCGTACTCGCGCCGGCAGACCTCGCAGTGGAAGCCCTGGGCGTGGGACGCCGACACGGACATCGTCTTCGACCTCAACACCCTGCGCTCGCGCAGCCGCGACCTGGTGCGGGGCAACCCCCTGGCCGGCGGCGCCATCGAGACCAACCAGGTCAACGTGGTCGGCCCCGGCCTCTCCCTGCAGGCCCGCCTGAACCGCGACATCCTGACCCTCACCGACGAGCAGGCCGACGCCTGGGAGGCCGCGGCCGAGCTGGAGTGGAAGCTCTTCTTCGAGAGCCGCGAGGTGGACTGCGCGCGGACCCTCAACGGCAACGAGATCGCCAACCTCGTCTTCCGCTCGACCCTCGAGTCGGGCGACTGCTTCACGAACCTGCCGCGCTTTGCCCGCGGCGCAACGCCCTACCGGCTGCGCCTGCAGGTCATCGAGGCCGACCGGGTAAGCAACGAGGACGGCAAGGCCGACCGGTTCGGCCTCGTCCAGGGCGTCGAGAAGGACGACAACGGCGCCCCCGTGCGCTACCACATCCAGGACCAGCACCCCGGCATGATGCTGCCCGGCTCGGCGGCGAAGCGCACCTGGACGAAGATCGACGCCTGGGGGGCGAAGACGGGCCTGCCCAACATCCTGCACCACTTCCGCCCGCGCCGGCCCGGCCAGACGCGCGGCGTGCCGTACCTCGCCCCGGTCATCGAGCAGCTCAAGATGATCGACCGCTACAGCGAGGCCGAGCTGATGGCCGCCGTCATCTCCTCCATGTTCACCGTCTTCATCAAGAGCGGCACGGGCGAGATGCCCATGCCCATGCAGCCCACGACGGAGACGGGGGCCTCCGCGTCGGACACGGATCTCAAGCTGGCCGCCGGCGCGATCGTGGGGCTGCGGCCCGGCGAGGACATCGAGGTGGCCGACCCGAAGCGGCCCAACTCCGCCTTCGACCCCTTCTTCCTGGCCATCACGCGCCAGATCGGCATTGCCCTGGGGATCCCCTACGAGGTGCTCATCAAGCACTTCACCTCGAGCTACAGCGCCGCCCGCGCGGCCCTGCTGGATGCCTGGAAGCACTTCACCACCTGGCGCACCTGGCTCGTCTCGAGCTTCTACCAGCCCGTCTACGAGGTCTTCCTCTACGAGGCGATTGCCTCGGGGAGGCTGGCGGCCCCGGGTTTCTTCGCCGATCCGCTCGTGCGGATGGCCTACTGCGGGGCCCGGTGGATCGGTCCCTCGCCGGGGCAGATCAACCCCACCGACGAGGTCTCGGCAGCCGAGAAGCGCATCGGGCTTGCCCTGTCGACGCGGGCCGAGGAGACGGCGGCGCTCACGGGCGGGGACTTCGAGACGAACCTGCGGCAGATCCGCAAGGAGAAGGCGGCCCTGGAGAAGGCGGGCATCCCCTGGGCGCCCGCCGCGAAGGCCGCAACCGAAAAGCCCGGAAGCGAAGAGGACGAGGACGTCGAGGAGAGGAGAAGCAAAAAGAGGGAGGAGAGGCCATGAAGATCCTCGACATCGTGACATCGCCCTGGGCCATCATGCCCGAGAAGCTCGTCGAGCTGCAGGAGATCTACATCACCCACCTGCGGGGCGAGAAGATCGACCTGGCCTCCGTCGAGGCCCGGCTGGGGCGGCCCCTGAACAACGAGCCCAGGCCCTACGAGGTGACGGACGGCGTGGCGGTGCTGGCCGTCGACGGCGTGATTTCGAAGCGCATGAACATCTTCCAGAAGATCTCCGGCGGCGTCAGCTCGGAGCTCGTGCGCCGCGACTTCGCGGCGGCCATGGCCGACCCCGAGGTCCACTCGATCGTGCTCTACATCGACAGCCCCGGCGGGGCCGTGGACGGCACCCAGGAGCTGGCCCGCGAGATCCACGCGGCCCGCGGCCAGGGCAAGAACCTCGTCGCCTTCTCCGACGGCCTGATGGCCTCGGCCGCCTACTGGATCGGGGCCCAGGCGCACCGGGCCTACATCTCTGGCGACACGGTCACCGTGGGCTCGATCGGCGTGGTGGCCCGGCACATCGACGTCTCCCGCTACGAGGAGAAGATCGGCGTGAAGACCACGGAGATCACCGCGGGGCGCTACAAGCGCGCCGCCAGCGAGTACGAGCCCCTCACCGAGACGGGCCGGCGCACGATCCAAGAGATGCTCGACCACATTTACAACGCCTTCCTGGCCGACGTGGCGCGGGCACGCCCGCAGCTCTCGATCGAGCCCGTGAAGACCGGCAAAGAGGAGACGATCCCCTGGGCCGACGGGCGCCTCTTCCTGGGCAGGCAGGCCATCGAAGCCGGCCTGGTGGACGGTGTTTCCACCCTGGCCGCTGTCATATCCGACCTTTCAACCGAACCTTCCCGGTGGCTGGCGAGGGACGCCTGGATCCGGGCAACGAACTGCAGGAGGTAACACAGATGGAAAAAACGGAATTCACGGCCGAGACCTTCAAGGCCGCCTTCCCCGAGATCCACGAGGAGATCCGCCGCGCCGGGTTCGACGCGGGCGTCGCCGAGGGGCTCAAGACGGGGCGCGAAGAGGGCCGGGAAGCAGGCGCGGAAGCCGAGCGCGGGCGCATCAAAAGCGTCCTGGGGAAGGTGATCCCCGGACACGAGGCGCTCGTCAGCCAGCTGGCCTTCGACGGCGTCACGACGGGCCCCGAGGCCGCGGAGAAGATCCTCGAGGCCGAGACGGCGCTGCGCAAGACGAAGCGGGAGAGCTTCGTGGAAGACGCGCCCAAGCCGGCAAAGGACGCCGCGGCCCCCGAGAAGGAAGACCCCGAGGCCGAGCTGGAGAAGCTGCCCCTCGAGCAGCAGGCGAAGATCCGGTGGGATCGCAGCCCGGAGCTGCGCGAGGAGTTCAAGATGGGCGGATTTGCGGCCTACCTCTCTTTCGAGAAGAACAAAGGGAAGGTCCGGAGCTGGGAGCAGCCGCCGGCCTAAACGCAACCACAATCAACGCCAGGAGGTACGAAAAACATGGCACTTACAGCAGACACCCCCCGGGCCTACGAGCTCGGAGACATTGGAGCCTATCCTGTTCTGGCATCGACGAAGATCTACGAGGGGGCGGCCGTCGGCCTCTCCTCGGGATACGCCCGCGGCCTCGTCGATGGTGACCGCTTCATGGGATTCGCCATCGAGCAGGCCGACAACTCGGCCGTGGCGGTGAACGGCGCCATCGACGTGAAGGTCCGCACGAAGGGCAAAATGCAGGTCACCCTCGCGAGCGTGGCCGTCACCGACGTGGGCTCGAAGGTCTACGTCTCCGACGACGGCACCTTCTCCCTGACAGCGTCGCCGGGCGAGCTGGTCGGGCACGTCTATCGGTACGTGACGACCGACACCTGCGTCATCGAGTTCTACCAGACGGCCGCCTAGGCCCCACGACACCCAGGAGGTAACGAAACATGGGAGCAACCGGAATCGGAAGGCGAGACATCATCGGGACCTTCTTCGCGAAGGTCGAGGAATATTCCACAACGGGCTGGGGTGATCTCGTGGCCCGCACGTTCAACTCCGACCAGGCGTCGGAAATCTACAAGTGGCTCGGCATGCCCCCGGCCATGCGCGAGTGGCGCGGCGGCCGCCAGGCCAAGGGCATCCGGGAAGACGGCGTGACGATCGTGAACAAGACCTGGGAAGCCACCCTGGGCCTGCCGGTCGACTGGATCCGCCGCGACAAGACCGGCCAGATCAACATCCGCATCTCGGAGCTGGCCCAGCAGGCCGTCAACTTCAAGGCCGAGCTGCTGAGCCTCTTCATCGACAACGGCGGAGGGAGCAACTACGGCCTCTGCTACGACGGGCAGTATTTCTTCGACACCGATCATTCGACGGGCTCCTCGGGGACGCAGACGAACCACCTGGTGGCCTCGGACGCTGCCACCCTCAACGTGGTCACCGCCACGGCCCCGACGACCGCGGAGCTCAACGCCGCCATCGGCAGCGTCATCCAGCACATGTTCGGCTTCAAGGACGACAACGGCAAGCCGATGAACGCGAACGCCAAGTCGTTCCTGGTCATGCTGCCGACCAACATGCTCAATGCCGGCGTCAACGCCGTGGCCTCCCCCATCGTCTACTCGTCGGCGGGCAGCTTCCCGAATGCCCTGACGGTCGCCGAGACGGCGATCGGCTTCAATGTCCGGGCCGTCGTCAACCCGCTCCTGACCGACACGGACGCCTTCGTGGTCTTCCGCACCGACGCCCCGGCCTCCGCCCTCATCTTCCAGGAGGAGGAAGGGATCACGATTGACGCCATCGCCGAGGGATCGGAGCACGAGTTCAAAAACAACGAGCACCTCTACGGTGCGAAGCGGATCTGCAATGCGGGCTACGGCTACTGGCAGTACGCCTGCAAGGCGACCCTGAGCTAGTCAAGGCTCACACTGTGACCGGGAGCCCTCCCGGTCGTCGAGGGCCGGGAGGGCTTTTTTTCAGCGAGGAGAGAACCATGGCCGTCTACCAGTTCATCTTCCGGGAGCCCTGGCCCCTGGGCCAGGAGGTCCACCCGCCGGGCGAGATCGTCCTCGAGGGCGAGTGCCGGATCCCGAACGTCACCCCCGACAAGATCGAGAAGGCGATCCGCTTCAACGCGATCCAGATCCGCGAGGTCCCCGCGCCGTGCTGCAGCGGCACGGCGGCGGATGCGCCCGCGGCACCCAGGCGGAGGAAACCGAAATGAAGCGCCTCGTCGTCATGGGCTCCGCCCCGTGCCTCGAGCAGGACCTTTCCGCCCTGCTGATGATCAACGACGCGATGGCGGATCCCGATTACTACGACTTCTGTGCCGTGGGCCTGGACTGCGCCGACCGCTTCCTGGGCCGCATCGAGCACGCCGTGAGCTACCACCCCAAGGAGTTCCCCCAGTTCCGCGAGCGCCGCGCGAAGGCGGGCGGGAACCTGGACTACCGGCAGCATTCCCACGGGGCCGTCTCCGGCCTCGAGATCCGGGTCTGGCCCTACTTCTCCCCGTCGGGATCCTCGACGATGCTGGGCGTCGAGGTGGGCCTGGGGCTGGGCTACGCGAAGATCGTGGTCTGCGGGGCCCCGCTCGACGAGAAGGGCTACCGGCGCTTCCAGGAGGGCTGGAAGGTGCGCCTTCCGGCAATCAAGGACAAGACGCGCGCCATGAGCGGCTTCCCCCGCGAGCTGCTCGGCGAGCCGACGAAGGAGTGGCTGGGTGTGTAGCGACCTTCTCATCCTGGGCTCCGCCCCGTGCCTCGGCGAGGACCTCGCGAGGATCCCCGCGCCGGAGCGCTACGACGTCATGGCGATCGGCCTGGACGCCGTGGACCGCTGCGCCCTGCCGCTTCAGTACGTCGCCACGAACCACCCCGAGGACATCGAGTCCATCCGCCTGCGCCGAGCCCGGTTCGGCGGGAACCTGGACTACCGGCTCGTCTGCTACCGGCAGGCCCCCGGCGCGGACATCGTCCAGCCCCTGGGGCCCGTTTCGGGCTCCTCGGCCATCCTGGGGGCGATCGCCGGCATCACGATGGGCTACCGGAAGATCGTCCTCTGCGGCTGCCCGCTCACGGGCAACGCCCCCGAGGGCAACCCCTACGAGGCCTTCCGGCCCGGCTGGGAGGCCGAGGCCGGGCGCGTGAAGGGCCGCGTCTTCTCCATGAGCGGCTGGACGCGGGAGTTCCTGGGCGGCCCCGAGGAGATCACCGTGGGGGCCGTCTGGGACGGATCCGAGTACTACGGCCCCGACTACGTCAACCGGCTCTACGCCTCGGTTGCGCGCAACACGACGGCGCCCTTCGACTTCGTCCTGTACGCGGGGCCCTGGGTGCACGACAGGCTCGCGGCGCTCGACCCCCGGATCCGCGTCGTCCACATCGGCCTGCCCTACTGGTGGAGCGCCATGTACTTCTGGAGGCCCGAGCCCCCGGGCGTGAACACGAAGGACGTCCTCTACCTCGACCTCGACCAGGTGATCACGGGGGACCTCGACCCGATCCTCCGCTTCCCGTCGGATCACGCCTACATGAAGGACTACCCGGCGGATGCCTGCCCGCCCGGGCGCGAGGCGCACGCCTGCGCCTCGACGGCGCTCATCCGCAACGGCGCGGGGGCCCTCGTCTGGGAGGAGTACGTGAAGGCCGGGATGCCGCAGTGGAACCCCCTGGAGGCGAAACCCGGCCGCCCGATGCCCATGGCCGTGCAGACCGTGCTCAACGAGCCGCAATACGGCGCGCGGTTCGACACCTTCCCCGAGGACTGGGTGGTCTCCTACCGGATCTGGGCGAAGCGCAAGGGCATCGGCGGGACGAAGATCGTGGCCTTCCACGGGAGGCCCAAGCCCCACGAGGTGGACGACGACTGGGTGAAGGAGAACTGGCGATGATGGACCCGTTGCGGGGATACGGCAAAATCGGGGCGAACGTGCGGATCTACCCCCTGGCGCGCCTCGTGCTGCGCGAGGGCATCGAGATCGGCTCGAACGTCATCATCGACGACTTTGCCTTCATCGTGGGCGGCAAGCCCGGGGATCCCCCGGTGCGGATCGGCGACTACGTCCACATCGCCAGCCACACGAGCTTCACCGGCGGCGGCGAGCTTGTCCTGGGGGACTTCACGTCCTACGGGTCCGGCACGAAGATCGTCACGGGCTCCGAGCACTTCACCGAGGGGGACTGCCTGACGAACCCCTCCGTGCCGGCGCCCTTCCGCCGGGCCAAGCGCAGCTTCGTCCGGATCGGCAAGCACAGCATCCTGGGCCTCAATGTGACGGTCCTGCCGGGCGTGACGATCGGCGAGGGCTGCGCCGTGGGGGCCAACTCGCTCGTCATCCGGGATCTCGAGCCCTGGGGCGTCTACGCCGGCTCGCCGGCCCGGCGCATCGGGGAGCGGCCCAGCGAACGGATCTACCAGCTCGAGAAGGAACTGAGGGAGCAATGCAGCCGGTAGTCTCCATCATCTGCATGACCTACAACCACGAGGCCTTCATCGGGCAGGCCATGGGGGGCTTCCTTGCCCAGGTCGCGGATTTCCCCATCGAGGTGATCGTCCACGACGATGCCTCGACGGACAAAACGCCAGAGCTGCTGCGGGCCTGGGCCAGGGCGTACCCGGACGCGGTGTTTCCTCTTTTCCAACGCGAGAACCAGCTGAGCAAGACGGGCGTCTATCCCATCGTCCACGCCTACGAGGCCGCCCGCGGGAAGTACATCGCGCTGTGCGACGGCGACGACTACTGGACGGACCCCTGGAAGCTGCAGCGGCAGGTGGATTTCATGGAGGCCAACCCGGAGCACGCCATGTGCCACCACGACTACCTGATCCTCGACCAGGGCGGCCTGCGCCTCCCGGACTCGCGGGCCCCCCGGGACTTCACGGGCGACGAGCTCGTGGGCCTCTCGCTGGTCGGCTACGGCATCGGCTGCTGCACGAAGCTCTTCCGCAACTTCTACGCCGAGGCGAGGAAGGATTTCACCGACTTCATCGGCGATTATCCCATGAACGTCATGCTGGGGCTGCACGGCCCCTGCAAGTACATCCCGGGAATTCGGCCGTCGGTCTACCGCCGCCAGCACGGGGCGAACTCCTGGAGCGGCCTGCCGAAAAAGGTCATGGCCGAACGCACCCGGGAGATGCACCGGCAGGTCTACGAGCGGATCTGTGAGCGGGGAGACGAGAAGCACATCCGGATCAGAAGGGCTTTTCTGTAATGGCAAACGGGGCACACGTCGTCACGGAGATGTTCGAGCGGGAACTGTGCCGCTACACGGGGGCGCCCTACGCCGTCGCCGTGGACAACCAGTCCAACGCCCTCTTCCTGGCGCTGATGCGGCAGGGCGTGCAGGGCAGGGAAATCACGATCCCGGCCCGCACCTACCCGAGCGTCCCCTGCGAGATCCTCCACGCCGGGGCCCGCGTGCGGTTCCGTCCCGTCCAGGGCAGGACGCTCAAGGGGGCCTACCGGCTGGAGGGCTCGAACGTCTGGGACTCGGCCCTGCGCTTCACGGCCGGCATGTACCTGGAACACAAGCCGTACAGCGGCGCCCTCGTCTGCCTCTCCTTCACGGGGCCCTACAAGCACCTCAAGCTGGGCAAGGGCGGGGCCATCCTGACGGACGACCACGAGGCCTTCCTCTGGTTCAAGCGGGCCCGCTACTCGGGCCGCAGGGAGTGCAGCTACCACGACGACCACTTCGACATGCTCGGCTGGAATTTCTACATGATGCCCGAGGTGGCCGCCCGGGGCCTACTCATGATGCCGCAGTTCTACCACCTGGACGGGACGCCGAGGGAGATGGAGGACATCGAGCTGCCCTATCCGGATCTCTCAAAATACGAGGTGTACACGCGATGACGACCCCCGAGATCTTCGACGACGTCTGGCAGCACGGCCACTACCGCGAGGGCAGCTGCGCCATGCGCATGATCCCGCACTACACGACCCTCATGGCGCCGGGGGCGACGATCAACGACTACGGCTCCGGCACGGGCCGGGCCGAGGTGGAGCTGATCAAGATGGGCTTCCGCGTCAACATGGTGGACTTCTCGGCCGTCGCCCTCGAGGACGAGGCCCGGGCGCTTGTCGACGGGGATCGCCTGACCTTCACGCTCGCGGATCTGGCGGCCCTGCCGGCGGATTTCCCCGTGGCCGACTGGGGGATCTCCATCGGCGTGATGATGACGGTGGACCCGGCCAAGCTCGACACGATCTGCCGGGAGATCCGGCGCACCTGCCGCAACCTCTGGGTCGAGACCTACGACACGCCGGACATCCGCCGCGGCCGCGACTTCACCACGATCCACCGCGACGGCAAGTGGTGGGCGGCCAAGCTCGCCGAGTTCTGGCCGCACGTCGAGGCGCACCCCAGCCCGGAGCACAAGCGCCGGGCCATCACGATATGCCGCAGCGATGCGGAAGGAGGTCGGAAATGAAGAAGTACTTCGCCGTGCTGTTTTGCGCGCTTGCGCTGCCCGGGCTCGCCGTCGCCGCGCCCTTCGTGGTCAGCGATCCTTACCCTGCTGCTTCTCTACAGCCTGACGGCTTTCTTGTATCTGTGGACGGCGGCGCTGTG